AATAGTGCCCGAGGTGCGCGGCACGAATAGCTCAGGCCCTTTTTCGCCGACCAGTGATGCCTTTCCAACTGGTGGATTGCCACCAGCAGCAAACATCTTGATGCCGCCAAATTGCGCCATATCCAAGCCAGGGATGCCGCCGCCAAAGGCTGTGCTTGTGCCTGCATTAAATCCACCCCCGCCACCACCAAATAATCCGGCTAGTGCTTTTGCGGCTGCAATGGCTAAATACTGGGCGATCATTTGTTGTGCTGCTTTCATCAAAGCATCGCCAATGTTCTTCAAGAAATCAACAAACACCTGTTCAGCAGTTGTCGTTCCAGCTACTAATCCCGCTACCCCGTCTGTAAGGGTAGAAGCCATCGCGCCGCCAATATCCTGATATGCACCTTCTAATGCGCGGGCTTTTGTTGTGGCTAGTTCCAGTGCTTGGGTTTGTGCTGCTAGGGCCTGCGCTTGCTCAACATTGCCGCTTTTTAGCATTTCGCTTTCAAATGCTTGTCCTGCTTGACCTATAAAACCAGCTTGAAGTCCTTTACCAGTTACACCTAGTTGTGCCTGAATACCTGCTTTTTCTTTTTCAAAGCGGCTTTGCTGTGCAATAGCTAGGGCTTCTTTATCTAACGCAATTTGTTGTTGGGTGTATTCAAGTCCTTTTGCTAATGCAAGTTCAAGTTTTTTACGCTCTTCGCCTTGCAGTTTAGTTTTTGCAAGTATGTCATCATTCGCATCCTGATATATTTTAAGTTTTACACCGCTCTGAGCTTCAAAGGCTAGACGTTCTTGCAGGTCTTGGTTACCAGCGCCAATAGTTCCCAGCTCGGCTTTTGCATAAGCAAGAGCATCTTTACGTTGTTGTATTTCTTTAGGGCCGCGTGCTACTGCTGCCAAATTATCCAAGGCTGATTGCTCTCTTAAATTTTGAAGTTGTTGCTCGATGCTTAAAGCTTCTTTCCTTAACGCAGCATTCTTTTCGTTATATTCCCCCATACCGGCTTGGACGCCAGCAACGTTTGGTGTGGATACATTTGGACGCTTTATGGGACTCTGCGCTGTTGTTAGTTGTTGAGATACTGGACTTATTGCACCTGTACCTATTTGCAGTATTTTTCGCACTTTTGCTGATAGTGCAGGTTCTTGGCCTACAGGGACTTGAGCACCTGGAACATCAAAAGCTTGGCCGCTGTAGTGATAACTGCGGGGGGCATGACCGCCAACTGGGTTTACGCCCTTTAATTCAGTTGTTTTAATCCCGCTACGGTTCAAAAGTGCTGCGGCTTCTTTTGCTTCTTTGGCTGTTTTGTATGCAATGTGATCGTGGTAATTACTGCCACCGTGATCAGCACGGTAGCCACCAGCTGCACCTAGTTTTGGGTCGCCAGTAAAGTATTCAATAGCTTTACCCATACCACCACTTGCTGGTGCTCCCGCAGCTTGTCCGGCTTCTTCGATGCGGCGCTGTTCGCCTATCTGACGCTCGATCTTTAGGCGGTAGTCCGCAACATCCATTTCATGGTTGAGCGTTGCGCGGCGAATACCATCAATAGTCCGGCCTAACTCAAAAATGTAATTTTCTGTTTCGCGTTTTTGTTTGTCAATGTCTAGTTCCAGTAGACGCTTTTTGGATTCAATGTTTGCTTCCCCTTCTGCTTTAGTCTTCATAAGCGCCGCTTCCGCTTCTAGTACCGCTGCGACACGGCCCTCTTCATTTGAAATACGGCGTCTATATTCAAGATCGACCATTTCAATTGCAACCTGTTTACGCTGACGGTCGTTATCTACTTGTAGACGTAATATCTCTTGTTGCTTGTTGTAAATGTCTTGAGCAACACGTCTCTGTAGATCCGAACCTTGGCGTTGCAAGTCAATTCCTTGTTGCTGTAAACGGAAACCTGTACGGTACGCATCTTTAATTATGTCTGCCTGTTGTTCGGAGGCTTTAATAGCTTTTTCTCGGTCTTCTGGCGTCAGAACACCTCGTACTGATTGGGGCTTAGACCGGGATTCAAATTCCTTAGCTAAAGCAAGTTGACTCTTGCGAATTTCGGGTATAGACATAAAGTTTTCGTTCTTACCAAAATTCATACGCCCTATATTCCCAAGTCGTTTATCAAACTCTGCAAGATCTTTACCGCTAAGTCCTTTGCGAACATCGCTAACTTTTGCCTGTCCTTCTCTTATTTTGTTACTTTCACCAACAATACCCGCAAGCCATGAGAGTAAACTTCCCATTGGCCCTGCCAGTGCAGCTTGAAGTTGAAGGTTAAATTCGGCCCATGCTTTGCTTAATTTAATACTTGACTCGCCTAGTGCTGCTAAATCGTTTACCCCTCTAACTCCAACCTTCTTTATCATCTCGGCCTGTATTACAGCCGTTGCTTCCGTAACTCGACCTGTTTCTATTAATTTGGATATGTAGTATTCTTGTTCTCTGCTAGCAAAAAGACCCGCCTCTTTTAGTTTCTCGAAACCTTCAATTGGGGAGGCTAAAGATTTACCTGCCTCAATTGCAGCAACGCCAATTTTGTCGAACGCCGCGCCAAGTGCGCCGCCTAAAATTTGGCCTCCAAAGCCGCTGCCAACGAATGAACCTGCTAATGAACCGGCTACAGAAGCAGGCCCCGCACCAAACATCAGTGGAAAGCCTACGCCTAGAGCAATAGATTCAGCGCGTTGGCCCGGCCTGCCCCCGGCTCCCCCACCAGCTCCGCCTTTGCCACCGGTAGGTTTAACTTGCGGGGGAGGAGCAATCCCCATTTCCTTTTGACGCAACTTAACAGCTCTTGCTAAACGAATCTCAGCATCTTCGGCGTTTTTAAGTGTAGTTACATAGTGCGTTATTGCATTATCTTGTAACTTAGTACCTTCGGCAGCATTATTCATAGCTCGTCGAGCTGTATTTAACGCTTTATTGTAATTTTCTACGTTTGCTACTTTTAAATTTCCGCCAACGCTTATAGAAGCTAGTCTATTTACAGTGTTTACAGAATTATTTAATGTGTTTACTAACTTTGTTACGCGCGTTAATTCTTGGGCACCCGTTACGGCAATTGCTATATCCGCTTGGTACTTGGACATAACGTGACAAAGGTATAACCCAGTCTAGCGCCGTTTTGCTTTTCGCATCGCTTCGTCCTGCTGGTCGTTTAAAATCTCAAAAAATACGCTCCACAGCAATATCTCCTCTTCCGTCATGCGGTGGCGCAGCTCTGTTAGTGTCAGCCCCAGCTCCTTACAAATGTGGAGCTGGAGCATTAACCAGTTATCCTTTTTGAGCTGCGCCTTTAGTTCTTGGGGTCGATTTCAGTCTCTTCGTCACTTGACAGGATCGCCAGCATTAGGACTTGGAGGTCGGTGTCGCGTACTTCGTTTTTGAGTACGTCTATTTCAGCCGATGAAAACAACTTGGTGCCGTTTTCGTCGGTGGCCTTCTGGATCAGCAGTTGTAATGCAAATGCAGTAGCGTCTTCTGATTTTGCAGCCTTCTGTGCGCGTTCGCGTTCTGCTGCAACTAAAGGTGTACGCCACAGTTCAAATGTGGTGCCATCACTCAACTCAACTATTTTCTTGGTTGGTGTTAAGTTTGCCGCTTTACGTAAACGGTCAATGGCGCGAAGTGCGGGCGTGGCAGCCATAAAATCTCTGATTGTTACGGTTCTAGTGTAGCATAAATAGGTTTACCACTTGCTGCGATCTGCCCAGTAAGCGGCACTCATTTTACCTTTGGCAATGTTAGCGGCGTGGCGAGCTTTAAATGATGCTCGCCTTGCCTTATCTGCTGTGGATTCACCCTCGCGGGGAGGCGATCCACTCACACCCTGCTGGCCGTAACGGATCAACTTTATAGTCTCTCCATCCTTGGCTAGGACTGCGTGGGATTTGGTGGGGTGGTTTGGGGTGCGTTTGGGTTTGTTGTAACCCTCGAATTGTTCGCCCCTGTACGTAATCACTTTTTCTTGGGTGGTTTCTTAGCGGTCTTGGCTGCCGCTTTGAATGCAGCAGCCGTGGGACGACCTTTTTCTCCGGGACTTGCCATACTTTCACCGCTACCAGCTTTTATGCGCTTACGCTTCGCAGCGATGTTTGCATATAAACCTGGTTTTGGTTTGGGTGTTGGCATCGTTTTATCCCTTAAGCAGTGGTAGAGAAGTCGAATGTAGGTGCGCCAGTAGGACGGAAAGTGATTTCTACCATCTGGGCATCATCTGGGTTGATGTTAAGCGTTGCGCTAAGCAGCACAGCATCCATAGCAATGCTGCGGCTAAGTGCTTCGGTTGAACCTTTATCAGTGTACAACTTAAACGCTGCGCCTACTTGCTGACGCTGTAACACGTCTTCTACCATCCTGTTCGATAATGCGCTATCTTCACTGGTTACAAATACAGATGCACTGCCGTTGCCGTCAGCAAAACCTGGGATGTAAGCCTTAAATGGTGCATACTGCCCAACAGCTTGGCCGATGGTGGTAACGTCAATTTCAGCGCGGCTGATCTCAAAACTCCAATTCTGTACCTGACCTACAGCGGCATAATCGGCGTAATAAACCTCAAATTCGTTAGGTGCAGCAATAGTGCCATCATCAGTGATAGCAAGAATGGTGCCGCC